AGTAGTGTGCTACCGATATCAAAAACAGCTAATTTGCCCTAAGGCGTTATATTTACTAAAATTTCAGGATAAATGATTCCATGATTGGACTGAGTTGGTTTAGTCTCACCTTATCTGTGTTTCAGTTCCTGAAGATACAAATATTCATTTTTTTTCAAAACATCTTTTAATTTGAAAAACATTGGCAGAAATATGTATATAACCAAAAAAAGGACAATAATTCCAACGACAACATAAAATATTATGCTAAAGTAACTTCCAAAGAATGCTTTCAATGGTTCAAATAGGACACTGATCCCTTCATCTCTAACCTTACATAACCAAGTCTTACATCTGCTGTCCTTTTCATAAATATATGAAGTCTGGTCCCCTGTATTCACTTCAATTTTGTCATTTTTATCAATTGTTGTAAATAAAACACTGTATTTCCTGTTGCAGATAATGAACTCTTCATTTTGGCTAGGCTTTGTTTGGCAACTCATTTTAAGTCCATATGATTGCTTGCTGGCTGATATAATGATCCGATTATGAAATAGTGTACATGGCCCTTCAACTGAGCACACAGTGTCTATATTTGTCACTATTTGAAAATTGCAGGAGTAGCTTTCAAAACACGATGGACATCCGACACATTTTGCATCAATCTCCAACTCAGGCGATTCAGCAAATGATTTGTATCTTATATCTCCTAACATTATCTTAAACTGTAATTCACCTATCAGATGCTTCGTGTGTGCTACCTCCAGAGTCTCATGATTATCTGCAAATACCAGTGATGTTTCTTCTTTTAGTAATTTGCATGAATCAAAATTATTGTTGTAGCACCTCCTGACTATTACATCTTTCCTACTAGCGCCATGGCAGACATAATCAAATTTAGCAGTACCCATGCCTAGGATTGAATGATTTGTTTTTTGGACATTTCCACAACCTTGTGAAAAAGATCCCAAATCGTTTATCTGGCCACTGTAAAGCTTGTGGTTCTGCACTGCAAGAAGATTAGGTAAGGTTTTTGTATCGACTGTTTTGAACTGGAGCTCTATCTCATCTGTTATTTTTGGCTCAATGGCATTTATTTCAGTGCAGTAATTATTGCCTGGAAAATTAATGCACACTGTTAAGACAACTTCCTCTTCTACTGCTTTACGATATACTTTGGTTTCTGGATGTATTATATCTTGGCAAGAACCAAAAACACACCCAGTGTTGATGGCCAAGCAACCAAATTCTTCACACCCCCACCTACTTGTTCTTTCCTGAGAAAATGTTATCCAGTTTTCTTTGTGTGGCACCACAGCTGGGCATGGCCCTGTACAGTGCTCATCATGTTGTGTGTTTATACCTATAGTAGGTCCAGTATCATAAATATGATTGTATGTTGTCCTGATGACTGCACTTTTAACGAACACAATTATATCCAACAATGGGAAATTGTCTTTGGTTTGGACATTATAGCCAACGCTAATTCCACCTAATGCAGGGATACTAGACAAGATGTATGCTGATTCAATGCCGTCAGAATTTTCGACACCATTTGCTGTAATGAATTTGTAGGTTGGTCTAATATGAGGAAGATTAGCTGTCGGTTTAAAATTGTAAATTGTTAAGGTGTGTGATAGCTTTTCTGTCATTGCCCTCCTGAATTCTTCCAATGATTCTAAACTGATAGTTGAAATATATTTAGACTTTCTGGAGTGGAATTCCCAGGTGCAATCTTTTAATATGTCTGGATTGATAGGGAATCGCTCAGTATTGCAACTGTGAGATATACAATACTCGCCAAAATCGTTGCCTGTGTCCTGGCCTTCTCTATGGTCTGTGAAGTAGTACAATCCACTATCACATTTGATTATATTCCATTTAGCATCATTCACTGTACAAACGCCTTTATCTGCCATCTTACATGTGGATGCAGCCACTGAAAAGATGTCTGTTTTAACCGAGACATCTGTTAAGAAACAAGTGAGTTTTTTAACTTTGTTGACAACTTCTTCATCTGCAGGTTCAAAGTCATTCAGGCAGTGAACATCATTCGAACACCAAACTTCCCCTTTATTATTTGATTTATACAACTTTTCTGGAGTCTTATATATCTTATAATTGGGTGAGTCACCACATGCTGTAAGGTTACCAATTGGAATACCAAACCGAGGGCTTATGCACCCAACATCTTTTGCATTATGGCATTCTTTTGTAACGCTGCCCTGAATTGCACTGGACATAGACTCCTGCCTGCCAGGGTGTGATCTACTTGATAGTTCCTGTGCTGCCAAGATTGTCTGCCTCCTATTCTGGCTCAATTCAGTGTTATTTATGTATGGTAATGTAAGCAAATACTGTCCAAATTTCCAGACTCCAACAAACATGTTATTATCACCATATTTAGTTATTAACTTCCCTAAGACTTTGGAGGCCCCTATAGTATTTCTCTTTTGGATTAATTGGTAAAATAAAGATTCAGTTGTTCCTGGGAATGCATTTTCAAAGATTGTATAAAACAAATTCAGATCATGCAAATAAAAATCGTTTTTGCTATTATAAGTTTCATTCATTTCACCAGCAAAATCCCAATCACCATTCTGGCATTTGGTTCCGTCATTTATACATCGGCAAAAATGGTGGGTGCTATGTCTGGAGCATATATCGAAGTGTCCTGTTTTTGCAATCAATCGCCATTTTGCTTGTGAATAGCCACTGTTATGGTTGAAACTCGTGTAATAATCACAATTTTTCATTAAGAATATTGTTTCCAATAAGTGCATCGCAGGATAGGTTTTCTGGGCTCTGATTGCCTTAATAGCACTATCTATAGAACTGCCTAATAGTGATGCTTGGTCTGCATCTAATTGACTTACTTTAGACTGGCTCACTAATTTCTGTGCTTCTGTATCATAGCTTCTGGTATTTTTATTTGTGCAAGAGCCTATATTTAGCATTGGTCCTATACAGTTTATATCTAGGCTTTTTTTTGCCCAGCAATCTGTTTCAGCTGCAACAATTAGAATAGTATTTTGTGCTATTAGAAGCAAGACCAGTGTGATCATCAGCACTTTAGCCCACTTTAGTTGGTATTTATATGTGCATCTCTTACTAACTTTGTGTATCACCACTCCTTCCGCATCCTCCTGTTCATTACATGTGCAAAAGCCACATTTATTTGTGAAGTCACCGTTATACTTTATGCCTCTTTTTGAATGATACATTGAGCATTCTTCGCAGTAAATGACATTTCTTCTTGCTAGTATGCTTGTTATTTTGCTCAAAGTTATAGACATTATAAATGCTAATAACAGTATTAAACTTCCAAACAATGAGGTGTAGAAAACAATGTACTCCTTTATATTCTGCTCAGATATCAATCCTTCAACAACATCTGTTATCTCTTCCAATGTGTATTTCCTGCTGTCCGGGTAATTAGTTATAGTCCCCTCTATAGGTGTAACGAAGCTTAAGATTAACATAGACAACAATCCAGATATAACTAGAGATGACCCTTTAGATTTACATAAAAGTCTGGCAATTCGTAAGCTCTTGTACCCTTGACACAAGCCAGACTCTCTATGGATCCTCATCCTATCTGATGCCTCAAATTTCAAGCCGCAAACGCAATGTGACCCACAATTAGTAAATGGATGGTATGCTAGACCACAACAGTTGCACTTTTTGCAGCTCTTGTTGTAGGCCCAACCATAAAGATAAGCTATCGGCATGAAAATTGGCATCAGTAGATAACATATATAAGTCTTTGTAATCATAACCATTAATATGAATATGGCTAATGTTAATCCTAAAATAATTATTAATTCTATATTCTGGCACATTGAGGTTATCATATTGCCAGGTAATATGGTATTGTGGAAGAACCTAACACACGACATGTGGTGTTTAAAGCATGCATGGAATTGTAGAGATTTCTTTCCACAAGTAACTTTAACATGCTCACAGGTTCTATCCAGGGTAACAGATGCCTTGCTTTTAAACCATCCTGAACTTAATGTAGTGCCGGATACTTCAAAATGATTTAGCTTATCTGTCTGGAAAATAATCTGAGCCTCCTCTTTATCTATGGTTATAGTACAATCTCTACTACATATGTATGTCTTTGTCATTAGACTAAGATCTTTATTGACCTCAATTACATTTATTGTTCCTCCTGCAGTAGGTATAGGGTTGCAGAGCTTCCAATCTTTTATTGTCCAGCTTCTAAAGACTTTATTATGACCAAATAATCCAGTGTCATTCTTTGTGTATATTACTTCAGATTTTAACATTGAGACATCATCCTTGAGGCAGAATTCTGATATAGATGTAGCAGACTTTGACTCTGCTATTAATTGACCCCCATGGAAACATCTAGTTGCAATAGGGTTGCTTGTCGAGAGCCCTAAAAGGGCTAGTATGAGCAAGGATAGCATCTTGAAAAACCTTTATCTAGATGTGGATTGTATCGGTAGTACACTACT